AATGTTGCATTCATCGCCTTGTATAATTTACTAACACCAAGTAGACCCGTTTGACTCGCACTTGGGGCAGTAGCATCATTCCCCACTCCGAGATAAGCATTGGCATTGGCATAATTAGTAGGAGATCCTAATCCACAAAGCAGATTGATGAGAGTTGTGATACCCTCATTCAGAAGCACATTAATAATAATCTTATGAGGCGGTGATTCCAGAGTTTCATAGGGTTCCAGTCCCTTCTCTTCAATCTCTTCGCTATTCTTTGCGTCGAATTTTTCGACGGTGTATACAATATAGTGTGTAAGCATATCCTTCATGCTCATTAAGTTCACCTTACCTATTCATGATTATGTGCATTATTAAATACCTCTTTCAAATATTTATCAATCATGTCCTTTGATATCTTCTTGTTCTTGAAATAAAATGTTGCTGGATTGAAGAAAGGTCTAGGTGGGATTTCTGTAGTTCCATATTCATGTATTACTGCTTTCCAGTTGTCTACAGAAACTTTTGCTTCATCTTTTGATACAGTCTTCTTGACTGAACTTAACATTTCTCCAGTAATAACAAGACCTGGATGGGCATCAACATCTCCTGGTTCAACTCCTATTGACCTGGCATATGGATCAGTTATGAATTGCCAATTTTTAGATGCACCCAATGGGGCTTTGAGATATCCCGACTTGATATTATTTTTCACTATATTGACAAGACTATCTGCAGACTCACTCATTGCTTTTTGTAATGCTTCTGTTATTTCTTTGCCTTTTGCTTTGAAATCGCGTATCGAAGTCGGTGATATCTCTATCATACTATTGGCTTACCCCATAAGTAGATGAATGTACTTGCAGGTGTTGCATCAGTACCATCATCTTTTAGACCAATATAGATAGTTTCAGTATCTTCAATTGGCACTTTCAGAGCAGGTGAAGCAACTGAACTGTTGAAATATCCATTGATTGCAGTGACTGTCCATCGTTGGTTTGCAAGAGTTGCTGTTGATGCATTGTATAATGCAATATCAAGGTCAGTCCCATCAGTTACAACAACTATTAGATTGACTTCAAATCCCTTACTGGTAATAAGATTTGGTCGTACTCCAAATAATGTAGCACCACCAACCAGACTTACAACTTCATAAGTCACATCTGGATTGCTCTCTCCCTTAGCAAGCAATGGCCCTATCACAACTTGTATCATTGCAGAACTATTCTTAGTTGGAAGACTTGCTTGAGGAAATACATTATCAGTCTGATATGATACTGAGATAACAGTATTTGCTCCACCTAGAGCAGTTGTCAAACGTTCTCCGAGATCAAGGTCATTCTCGTCCCATTGAATGTTTTCTGCCCCAGAATAAGCAGTTACATAGTTAGTAGCAACCGTAAATATCCAAGTATCAGTTGCAGTATGACCAGTTGTTGCAAGAAACTCAATAGTGATCCCATATTCAAGAGTCTGTGCAGACCCTGTAATATTAACAGTTGATACTGTCCAGGTAGCACCACCATCACTTGACCATCTGAATGTGTCAGGTATTCCTGTACCATCAATCTCTACTACATATGTCACTGCTGATTCTGCAGGGCCAGAATATGACCCACCGCTTGACATATCATCAAGTCCTGCACCTGAGAAAACTGCAGCCGCTACTGCTTTATTGTAGATGCCCGTAACATTTGCAATAGTGAAATCAACTGGAACCTGTCCAATTTCTCGTATTGTACCATCTCCAAGAGATGTTGTTTCTTTAGAAATGGTAAATTGTGGAGTTGTAACCATGAGTGAATTCATTTACATCACATAATAGCATAACAAATTCCAGTAAAAAACTCACTCTATTCTATCAAGACAACACATTTTGCTTTCTTTGTTAGTAAAAATGTTAGTAACACTCTTAATTGAAACAATCTTATACCTAGATCCTTTATGTACTATGATATCATCAATCTGTATCGACTCAGAACCATCAAAATATGCAATGATATCAGTTATTGGTACTTCCTCTTCATCGTCCCATACTGTCAATGCATTCTCAAAATCAATTCGTGCTTTAGTTAACCATTCATCATGTACTGTATTAACATCAATAACAGATACTACTGTCCCAGATCCTTTGCATTTTTTACAGTCAGGATTTGCATGACCAAGATATGGGTCTATACATTTACAGGCTGACACCGGAGTTTTTTCTGATAATGGCACTGTCAATTCATTACGAATAACAATCACATCATCAATTGAGATCATGGTACGAATGCCCCAGATCGGCTATATGTAGTCCTTCGCCCATCGCATCGCGTGAATATCAATACATGATCGCCACCACGATTCCCAATGATACGAGGCAATTTAATTAGCAATTCGATCTCATCATAATCAGGTGTTTCATATGGTAATGCTTTATCTATTAGAACAAGATCTCCAATTGAAACGTCGGTATTTGCATCAACATATATTCTAACTTCTTCCCTATCAAAATTGCCAGCTCGACTACGAATATCACCAATGCTCCAAAATCCATTTGGAAGTCCATAAGATATAATGGCTCTTATGACATCATCAACATACCCACCAAGAGTACCCGTCCCTTCACATTGACTACAATCAGGATTAGGAACTTTCGCATAGGGATCTATGCATGGACAATCTCGAGTAGTACTTGTCTTTCGCAATATGACATTGATTCCATAAGCATCAATTATGGCATTGAATTGTGCTGTATCAAAAAGTGGAGTACCATGTGGACTTAATTCTCTGAATGGTTGTGTTGACTCAAAACTCATGTGACATTACCTTCATTGTCCATTCTATATGCAAAATCATATGCTATATTATCCTCGAATTTCAAATCCATTCCTAAAACATTCAAGTGTTCCTGTAACATCTTATTCCACATGTCCAGCATATCTCTAAGACCCATAGATCCTGCCCACGTCTTAGATTCCACAGAAAGTTCTTCAAGTCTGAAATTGTATCCTTTTTGAATGATTTCAGGAGCAATCATGAATGCAAGAGAAATCATTGCAGCCTTAACTGTCATTGCAGCCTTTGCTATTTGAGTTCTTTCAGTTGTAGTATCAGTCCAGTCAAAAGTTTCTCCTGCATAATCATTGATATATCCCTTTGCAAATACTATATGCTGGTCTATGACATCTGCAGTCAGTCCTTTAAAGAACGTATAACAACAAAGAACCCTAGTATTTGGATCCGGCAAGTTATTATCGAGTGTCAGTTCTCCGGTATAAATATTAAAAGTCGCAGCACCACTGTAATAATTAGTTCCGGTATGACCCGAATCAGTTGATAAGTACACTCCTGTAACACTATGGAGTTGAGTACGCACAAAAACAGTATCAATGAGTGATGATCGTCTGAGTTCATTATAAATAACTTCTGTCATTTGAACTCCAGCATCACTAAGCAGATTTCTTACAGACAAAATCTCAGCAAGGGTATTAATTACCATTCAATCACCATAATTATTCATACTATTCTCATTATAATAATAGCACTACAACAATAAAAAGTGGTTAGGGATGATCCATCGAGGAACAGATCATCCCATAGGAAGTACATGAAGACCATCGGTTGGCTAAACCGACTATCAGTATTATACTAGAGTTGATAAGAGATTTTCTTTGCCCTTATTCATCATAACGGCACAATCTCTCAAGATTGCTGCAGGAAATGCTCTCTGACTTATTACAACACCATCCATCTGATGTGTAACGTCTTTGAAGTCCTCAATACCAACACCGCTTCTCTCTGCCCAGACTGAATACTGTTTGCTATCAAACATCAAGAATTGACCTGCAGGCTGACTATTAGACTGGTAAACTCTCATGCCCATGACAGACCCTACGAGTCCAGTTCTCATAGCAGTTTGAAGTTGTTCAGGTATTGCTAAATATGCTCTTTCATTAGCACCCAAAAAATCACCTTCCATTGTCATGAGATCATACATCTGGAATGGATGTACTAGCATAACATCAGGAGTGAACCCTTCAATTGCTAATGCAGTGTATCCCTTAGCAATCGCTCTGAATGTGAGAGGATTGCTTGTTTCAGCACTTCCCATACCATATCTATGGTTCTTGACTTTAGTACCAAATCCACCAACACCTTTAACGCCAGTTGTGGTGATTGCAGAATTGTTAGGTACACCATCATTCAGACACTGAATAATCATAGCATCTTCTTTTCTAGCCATCGCAAGCGAAGCCTGGAAAATAGAACGTGCCATAAGATCCCATCGAGAGTCCTCTTTCATTTCTCTTGACATCACTACTTGGACACCAAACTTATGGATATCAATAGTGAACTTTTCCCATTCTGGATGTTTGATTGGGAATGCAGAAGTTTCTTTCACGAATTCTGCTTCAAATCCTTTTTCTCTAAAGAATGAAGGACTCCCTCCACTTACACGTTGAACCTGCACAAGTTGTCTTCCAACTCTAGCAGCCTGTACGTATGTCTGTATTACTTCATCAAGAACTTCTGGGATTAATGCTCTTGCATCATCTCTAGTGAGAATACCATCAATTTCTCTCAAATCGATTTTTGTCGAGTTGCCGAGTTTACGTCTTATTTCCTTGATTGGAATTTTAGTGCGGATCATCTTATCCACATTGAACACTGCTGAATATCCTTCACCAGTGATCTGAGCATGTGAGCCGTCAAATTTTACTGTCATTTTTGTATCACCTGTAAAGATTCACCCATACTAATGGGTGTCTGCGATCAGCAGCAAGAACGCCTGTAACTGGTAATGTAAATTCACCAAGATTCTGATCCCAATAATCATCATGTAGGGTATGAGTAGCAGGGATAGTAATTGGGGTTTCACATATGCCAACTGAGGCATACATCTCGTTTGCAGTACCTGAGTCTGCTGGAGAAATCATTCCATTATGTGTGTCTGTAGTTGCAGTATGGTCAGCAATGTTGGTCAGCATGATTAACTGACCTGGAGTAATTGTTTCTGCAGGGATAGCAAAAGTCCTTGCTTTATGTATCACTGCTACCTGACTTGGTGTAAGTTCCATATCAGTTGTAGAAAATGTTGGATATCCTGCAGATAGTGTAGTCGCATCGTAAGGATGTTCTAAGTCCTTCGGGGGTGATGTCCAGGGATAGTCTATTGAAGCAATCCCTGCGAATGCTAATGCATTATCAATTGCCCATGTTGAAGCAACAGGAGTAAAACAAGTCTTACCCTGAGTCGTTAAATATTCAACTGCTAGATTTCTACGATGTGTAGGATAGGTGGCATCAACATATTCTAGCCCATATGAGATACCGTTACCAAGTTGTGCTCCGCCGAATGATGACATTATTTGTTACCTCCACTTGATTCTGCAAAGTAATACTCCCGATTAGGGTGATATTCATTGAACCGAATGTTTTCTTGTACGGCCCTCTTTGCAGCAGGTGTTGGTATTGGCAGCCCAAGATATTCTGCTATCATTACTTTTGCTTCCTCACTGGACATTGTAAAATCATCAGGTTCTGGGTCATTATTCATGACCTGTCCTTTACCTGAATTCTCGCTGCGTGAGTCTGCAACTTGTTTCGATAGGGTTTCTTCAAGAAGTTGAAGTGCATCTACTGATCTTTCCATCAGTGTAGCAATTTCTACGTCTATCTGGTTCTGAGTGATGAGTCCTAGAACTATTTTCATAGCAGCGACTTTCTCAGCAGCAGCCTTTCTTTCACGTTGCTCCATGAGGTCATTTTGTACTTGTAGTCGCTCAGATAGAGATTTGATCTCATCATCTTTCTCTTTCATCACGTCAATATTTTTAGTTTCTGAATTTTGGGGCATTGGATCGCTACCTCCAGTAGCATTATATGATTCTGCAAGAGCCATGATAGCGTTGCCAATATTACTATGAGTAACACTGACAAGACCTGCTGTTGCTCTGGCGTCTGCTGGAATTGGTGTTAGGGACAGTTCCTCAAATTCAATACCGATACCTACTGCCGAAGCAAGTATGTTATCATATTTCATTCCTGGAGTGTGTCTGCACCCAACAAGCACTTTTGATTTGTCACATATCGAACACACCACATCTTCTGCAGTGGCTCCAATAGAAACGGTATCTAAATCACCAACTGCAACTGATTTCACAGCCTCAGATGAATGATCTCTTCTGATACGTCCAAGATAAGTTACAGTACCAATCGTCTTATCAAATGAAGAAATCAATACTTTACCAACAGTATGTATTGATAACATACTATGATCCTGTTGAATTGGTTTGCCTACTAATGTAGGTGCTGCTAATTCTAATTCTTTGGCGGTGTATAGGTTCTGATTTTTAGTAATGCCGACATGAATAGCCTCACCTTTTATGAAAAAGTGAGTATCATCCTTTTTTGATATTTCCTCAGAAAGTTTAGGAGTAATATCTGCATCATACGAAGCAGATATTTTAGTGCCAGTAATGGTAACATCACCATTCGGTTCATTAGGAACAGAAGGCATTGCTTCCTGCATTAAGATAGCCTGTACTACACTATTTTCAAGACCAAACAGAATAGCAGAAGAACTCTCTTTCAAAGCAGAAACTGCTTCGCTAAGTCTATCAAATCTCTCCATTGGTGATTTGTAATAGAACATCTTATTGATGTGTCGTTCTATTGGCTGTTCCATATCAGATTTTTCTCCACGATTTCGTTTGTATTGTGCTGTGCAAATCGCAAATGCTCGGGATTGAATATCATCGTCAGAAGCATTAGGGTGTTTCTTTTTCAATTCTGGGATTAAACTAGCAACACACTTTTCAACTGCTCTAGGCAAGACGTTCACCCAATTCTATCTATTATTAATTTCATTGGTTGCCTATAAAGCATATACCAAATTATTTTGCATATGGCTCATAAAAAATACTGTATGCAAAACTACTTGTGTTCTTTTGGTTTTTCCCCACTAGGTTCTTCTGCTTTAGTCTTATCCCTATCTCGAGTTGATACTTTTGATGGCCCTGTAGTACCAGGACTGTTTATTGAACGCTCAGCCTTTGATATTACAGCAAGTTCTTTTTGGAAATCAATAGCACGTTCATATCCGTCAGGAATATCTCCTGGGTATCCAAGTTCTAATCTCGCTTCTTCGATAGCCAATATATTCTTATCAACACCATCTCCGACACGTAAATATTTCTGTTCAATTGTTTCTGCCGGATTAAATATCATTCTTGGAATCTTCTTCCAGGTTTCTCTTGTAAATGAACCAGAATTCTCTCCAAGCACTATCGGGAATATTTCTTTATTGCTCATGTCCTGCAATAATTGATGGATTACTCCTATCCTACGTGAGAATCCTTCCAATTCAGTTTCTGATGCAGACTGACCACTTAGAGTTATTCCACCAAGAACTGAATTCGGGACACCAATACCAAGCAATAGATCATTTCTCAGTGCTATGATATATGGGTTAATATCCATTGCTTTCTCGCCTGCAGAAAGTACATCACCTACAACAATACCAGATGTTACAGGATCAACACCAACAGGACGGGTATTGATGTATTCAGAAAATGCAATAATTGCCTTTGGACTGATAGTGATTGCTTCTGTGCCTACTTTCCAATGGATCATTGGACTACCATATCTATGGATCATTGATGATAGGTCTTGTACCATGCCCCTATAGATAGTCAATGTAAACTTCAATGCTTCAATAGTACTCGTACCATAATTTGATGATGGCATTGGGTTCCATTTACGATGAACAATCTCTTCGGGGTCAAATACTATTGCATTTGGATACCTATCAGTAACGAGTTCTTTCCACGTCTTTTGTTTTCTTCCAACTGCTCGTTTGCTATCAGGAGTGGTATCAGATATCTTTTCTGGAGTAAATCCTTTTAATCGAGATGTCTTTGGATGTTGCACATAACCTATGATATCACCATTCTCTTTAGCATAGACATACATAGTATCAGGGTCAAGAAGTTTCAGTTCTTTGATCCCCCATCCATCAACAATATTGGCGCTCTCTTTTACTATTTCTATAAAACAATCTCCGTATATCAACCAGTGTCGAACAACATCATACAAGAAAATATCATAATTCATATATTCAGTCCATTCACGAATTAATTCATTATTATCATCATTTTTACCAATGACCCTGAATCCTACTTGAGTTGCATGTTGTGCGGTAGTATTTATCCCACGCTGTATCAGTTCTATCTTAAGATAGAGGTTTTTGTATTGCTCCTTATTATAATCATGGCGTGCTCCACCATATCTATCAGAAGCCTTAGGCCATCCAACAGTTCCACGTCCTGCTTCTAAAAGTATTCTCTCATGTCTTACTCTTAATGATGCTAAACTAGCATAGGCTTCAAAAGGACTAGGTTCATAACTTGGATTTGGGACATCATAATCTATTGCCATTGATAACTACTTCCATTTCACAGGTACAACAAATAATCCAACAAATATATTGATGAATCTATCATACATCTCAGATGTTAGTATTACATTGTTGCCTATTATTTGGCACTCTAATCCATCTAGTGGATTATTTGGACATGATGGGAATCCGCCTGATGGAACAAAATCAGATGGCACTTCAATTCCAATATGACGGTGTAAGATCCTATCACTTTTATCATCATAATACCTTTCTTTATGATATCGTCCATGATATTCCTTTTCGCCGCTATAATGAATAGGTTCAATGAATATTGGACTTTTCAATAGTTCTAGTCGTTTGTTATATCTATCAAGTTTTCTTCGGTACTTTGAAGATATCTTATGGATCTTACTTGCAGCATCCACTAGGAGTAATTTATCCATGAAAATAGAAGGTTTGGAGTCAACAATGACATTTCCAGAAACCATTGTTCCTTTATTTGACATTTATTCACTCCACAACTTTTGTATATCCTATAATCCTAGTTCAAAGGTTTCAGCAGGGATCTCTCTTCCAATGAAGTTGAACTGTAACCCTACTGCAGCGGTTCCAGTATAATTATCACCTGCGGCAGCGTTTTCGCCATCAATACTTACGGTATGGGTATATTTTGTTACTCCGCCAACAGTTGTTGGCCCTATGACCATATTTGAAGGTTTGATAACACCCAAAAAATGATTCGTTCGCGGATTTGGAGCGATCCAGTCCACTACAAGTTCAAGACTATCTGGGCCGAGGACTCCAGCATCATCAACTGTGAACATTGTATACGTTCCATTTAACAGGTCAATAGTTGGTATTGAAAAGTCAAGTTTTGTTGGGATACTATCAGCATCAATCCATATCACATCAACAACACGATATAGATCTGCTACACCAGCCATCAATTCGATTGGTGTATCAGTGACACCAGTTGCAGAGTCTAAGATTTTCGGTATATTGAATCTCTTTCCTCTTACTCCTAATAGGTATTCTACGCCAGGCATATTTTCACGTCCTTTTTATTAATGGGACACTATCTATTGCAATATGAGCAATTTAAACACCGAGAATCACTAAGAAATTATATCTTTTGATTCATTCCATGTATATGCATCCTTTGCGCGTGTCACATCAACAGATTTCACATTAGGACAATGTTTTGAAAGTACATGAACATCATGACAATATTGATGAAATATTTTCCCGCATTCACATATAATTGCAGACCCATTTATTGGTTCATTACATTCTGAACATTTTCCATCAAACGAACCAGTATCTTCTTCAAATGTGGACAGTTCCTTCTTATCTTTCTTATCAATATGCTTGATCTTCTTCTCTTCCTTCTTCTCTTCCTTTTTTTCTTCCTTCTTTTCGTCTACAGGTTTATCGTCGCCGCCAGTCATTTTAAATCAAACATAATTAATATTCAACCAATAAAAACCCTGTCCATATTTGAGTCACCATCATGTTTTTATCTATCAAATAATATGATAGACCATACTTTGAGTGAGGTCATTTATAATATGGCTACTTTAAATGTAATGAATAATCATTCTTCATTATGCTGCGGAAATGAAGAATGTGATTCATCCTATGTTATCAATAGAGGTGGATTTTTTGTATGTAGAGATTGTGGCACAGTAATTTCTCATGTCGTGGTATTTGGCACGTATGAAGCAGGGACAAGCGCTCCGGATGAAGGTTATGATGTTCCATCAGCAACACATTCAATTGAGATAAACAATACCCTTAGTGTTTCGGATGGTCTTGGACTTGGAAGTAATATTGGATATGCATATGGAGGAGGAAAGACGGGGTATGACAATATTAGCACACCATTAACAGGCAAGGAAATACGAAATGCATACCGACTGAAAAGACATCATAAAATTACATCTATTGTATTTAATGATGAAGTACAAAGACGGGTTCTTACCGAGATACAACGAACCTGTGCAATATTATTAATTCCAGACATAACAAAAAGACGTGCTTGCTTTCTTACTAAAACCCTAATCAAAAAATGTCGCAAAATGAAGATAAATAATGATGATATAATAAATAGCATTCTCATCGCAGTAAGTTGTATGATCTATGCAACTAAGGAGTATAATAATGCAGTCAAAGAATCTGACATCATTGATATGTGGGCAGAAAATCATAACGTAAATACCACATCAATAAATAGGGCTAAATTTTGGTTACAAAAAAATACTGAGATGAAATTTATTAGGACAACTCCATTATTAGTAGTTCCCCAAACAATTTCAATGCTCAAAGATAATCCTAAGATCATCCAACGATTATATGATAAAGAAGCTGATCTTAATTCATTCTTCTATCAATTAGATAAGAAAGTAAAATTCATATTTGAAAACACCGGATTTTCAGTCTATGGTGGACGTGATCCATTCACACTTGTAGCCTCATGTTGTTATTCAGCATCTTCAATGTTGACCAATAAAAGATATCTATCACAAAAGATGATTGCTGATGCATCCAATATAGCAGAGTTCACAATACGAGATCATCATAAGATGTGGAAAAAAGTAATACCAAAATTACGTATTCCTAGATTTGATGTATGATTCTCGTATCTACTCCCGATCCTTCACATTTTTCACAATATCGCATTCCTTCAACTGGTGGCATTTGATTGAACTTACTTAGATTCCTTTTACAAGCAGTAGTACCTGGGTCAACCATGAGATGGACTAATCCTTTCTTGTAATCATTACTGGTAGTCAACCATCGTGGATATACAGACCAAGACTGGTCAATATCAAGATCGAATGTCTTTAGAAATCGCTGTGCGTGTAATAATGATGAATTTCTATGTCTTGTTATATCATCATCAGACATTTCGGGAATAATTTTAAATGAGATCCATTTTCTCTTGAACTTTCTTGCTCTGCCCCCATATCCAGTAACTACTGATATGAATAATGTAGATTTATTCCACCATTCACAGAACACAACATAAGGTGGAATTTGACGCCATTCAGAACAATGAAAATCAGATCTAATTATTTTCCCAAAATATTCAGAATATTCGTTTTCACATGTGTCAGTAACATTTCCACCACAAAAATCATCACAAAATCCACAATTAATTATGATGTTCTTCATCATCTTAATCACTCCGTTTGTAAGCAAGAACAAGTAGCAAGCCTCAGTGCAATGAGTAAATGATTTTGATATCCAGATCTTGCAAACACTATAGTTCTATTACATGCCTTACAGTTTTTATTACAAAACATCGTATTGTTCATTACTAGCAAATCTAAAGCACTCCTTCTTTCTGCAGTATGTATTGAATGATATCCTCTTCATAGGATTTCATGCCATCAGTATCTGTAACATCTTCCAGATATAAAGATACAAAATTAGATACTGTTGCAGTCATTCCTTCTGATTTTGATATCTTAGCAATGCCTAATCCAACAAGAATATCTAACGATTTCTTGAACTTTTTATATGTATCACCAGTTCCAATACCATACAATTTAGCACAAGTCATTGATAGTCTATGATGCCCATTTGATGATAATAGATATCCAAGAATATCCAGTTCACCCTTGTTAAGCGTATCCAGTTTATTCTTCATTATTTTGAATATCTTTTGCTGTTGTTTGTTACGCAATGCTTCTGTAATATTAGTAATGACGCGTCCATTACCAGGGGGTATTTCAGCAATCATACGTCTGCATATTTCTTCAACTGTAGTTGTTGTCACAGATGATGCTCCTGAATCACTTAGAGGAAGACCAAAGAATTTTCGTCCTGATTCCTGGAATTCTATTGAAGCGGCACCAATTGATTTAATTTCACTTATTTCATCTTCGAGTTTTCTCGCTACTTTAATAGAGTGTTCTTCGCTTTTACGAGCACTTAATGCATCAGCAGCAGCCATCTTCATTACCTTTTCTGACGTCAAATATGCTTCATTTGATGTTGATAGTTCTGCAGTAAGATCTGCTATCTTCTTCTCATATTCCTTATTTGGTACTTCTTTCGTCACAGTCATTTCAACAGTCACCGGATCCTTCATTTTCTTTAGGTCTGTGATAGTAGCCTTAAGTTCTCTATTCTTCGACTGTTCCGCTTCAAATTTTCCTCTATATGCCATTTCATCATCTTCCTTACTTGATTTTTTATGATCCTTTGCTATTTTCTTTGCTGATGTTTCTCCAATTGCAATGTTTATTGCAGTCGCATCGTCAACCCATAGTGGTTGAATATAGGTCTTCGTGACACCTTCATGACTTGCAACAAGAAATTCTCCAACTCCTAATGTCTGGATATAATCCGCATTGATACCAAGACGTTTCGCTCTTGGGATCTGTTTGACAGTTTTTTCGACTTCATTAACTTCGGTCTGTCGTCCTAATATCCAGTACTGCATCTGTTTAAGGACATTTTTTTCTACTCCAGCCATTGTCTGGTCTGCAAGCCAGAGCCAGTTCTCACTTGCTCTGCCCTCTCTTGCATAATCAACAACATCTCGAGAACATCCAGTAGTCTTTCCTTGTGGGACAAATTTATGTGCTTCATCCATTATAATAGTAACGCCTTCAAGATTATCATAAACATGATTTATAATACTCCCGACAACGAGCTGCTGCATTTGGGTCTGCATCTGACTAACATCAATAACATTAATTCCTTTTTTCAGTTCTAATGTATCAGACCAATCAAATTTATTATAATCATCTATCAAGCGTTTCAAGAAATATCGCAGTATTTTGAAGTCCTTCCTATCCCATTTAGAAGCAGTTTTCATTTCCTGTTCAGTGAACGCTAACATTTCTTGCCATGTTTCAGATTCAGCAACAGTATCAATGAGTGCTCCAAACTGCTGCTTTATTGTATATCTCTCAGTGGTTTCAATGCTGTCCTTTATAACAATAGGCTCCATCTGTTGTTTGATATACGGACGAATATCAGCATTGAAATCTGCATAGTCACGTTTTTTCTTCACATCAATAATAAGCAATGTCATTCCAAGTTCTTCTGCTTCTGCAATGAGTCTTCTCATAAGTTCACTCTTACCAGTACCAGTAGTACCTGCAATGAATATTTGATTTGGCTCAATTATGACTGGTAATGATGGGAAGATATTTTCATGCACCGTATTATGTTTGGATGTATTACACCTGATTGTTATAGCACCATTCTTACAATCAACAATCTCAACATCTGCATTACATTTAGGAATTGGACATATTTCAGGTATTTTTGGGATCTCATATCCTATTTGCATCAAGATCTCCTACTTTATCTTGGTCAATGCCATAAACAATAGATTAACTGAATCAATCAATGCTCTTTCTATTACTTTCTTTTGATCTTCATGCATATTATCAAAAGTTTCATTTTTCTTTTTCATATCATAAACAATTAAATATACTACTTTGAATTTAGCCTTAGCATGAACTATGAGAGATTCAATAGTGGTATCATCTTCTTGATATGATAATCCCTTATCTGGAAAATGACGCATAAATTCCTTAGCCAATTCACCAATTTGGTCAGGGAACAAACTAATGAAATATTCCACATCTTTTGCTACTTTTTCTAACATATTATCTTCGTTCATATCTAATAGTTATTATCGCTTAAGTAATAAATCTTCTTACTCATCAAATAATTCTGTCAATAATAACTGATTTTTATTAGGTCTAGGTATTCCCTTCTTTGTATTGATAGTCAACAGTTCTTTCAGATCCTTAGCAGTCTTGAGCCTATCTTTCAATGCTTCTGTTGGCGGAAATGCTCCTTTCGTGCCTAAAATACGTCTTGACTTTGCAATCAATTCAAGTAGTCCATAGTTCCAATTTACACTGATATGACTATCTTTTTTCAATGCACTAATTCCAGAATATGGCTGGAATCTCATTGGATAACTTGTAGCGCCCCATTCTGCAACCATCTTCATTCTAATGAAAAGGTCTTCTGGAGTGTCCTTGTAGTTATATAGTTCATACAACACAATATCACGCAATCTCTGGCCACCCATCTTAAATCGTTTTAGACCAGTACTAATTGACATCCATCGGTTATAATTATCAAATCCTGCATAGATACTAGACCTGGTACGCATCTCAGCAATACGTCTAGCCTGTTCATCATTTATTTCCCTTAGATCTATTCCACCATTGAATCCCATTATCTTTCCATGATCTTCAAAAACATCAAATGCAATGTCCCATGAAGGCGATGTTATGATATTGTTGTCCATGACAACAATCCATTTATGATCGTCCATGATTTGATTTTCTATTTGCTCTCTTGTCTTTTGTTGTAGTCCACCTTCAATGCATGGTACAGCACAAAAACTACATGAATTAGTACATCCTCGAGTAGTGAACACAATTGATTTTTCCCATTCGGATCCATTCCATTCTCCATCAGGAAGAATAGAATAATCCGGCACAAGATCTTCGACTCGTTTATCTAGTCCAACAACTACAGAATCTGCACCATTATTCAATACATGTTGTGGCATCAGACTTGCATAAATTCCGCCAACAACAATTTCAGCACCAGGATAAACAGACTTTGCAAGCCGGATCTCTCTATGTACTGCAGCATGTTCCCAAGTCCATAATGATGTAATGAGGACTTTATCAGGATTTGAACGTTCAATTTGTTGTTGTAAACCATGAGGATGGAATTTCACTTCATCCCCACGATTCTTGTAATATGTCGCAAATTTCAATAGTCCCATTGGTGGAAAAGGACTATAATATTTAGGTTTTACAAGAAGAATTTTCATTCATCTACCTCTAAGAACTACCCGAACAACCGATGATAAGTGCTTTTCCTTTGAAAATATGAGTAAGATCCATCACTGAATTAGGGTTCTTATCTAGTACTGCAGAACAACTATCTCCAATTGGAAGGTCGCCAATATAATCAAATTCTACTGCACCAGGTTCCTTTGCATATTCCTCTAGGAATTTCTCATAGTTTGCCCGAGCATCTTCAAGACTCCTTGCAATGATAGTAATATGTCCACAAAATGATTCACAAAGTACATTGTTCCATTGAAATGCAAATATTCCTAACAGATCATCAGTAAGAAGCACTGGTTTATCAGGTCTTAGAATAGTTGTACCTTCACTATTAGTTTTGAACCTGGCCCGATACATTCGCTGGATCTCATCTATCTCTTTAATGTCACTAAATGTTATTGTACCACTTCCATCATTTTCTTTTTCTATCAGTTCTTGTTCATCTGTCATAATTTCATCTCCGATTAACTAGTGAGCGTATATTTTTTTTCTACTGTTTCTGCAATTTTCAAATCCCTAGCATATTTTACTATACCAAGTTCAGAGTCTTCTCTTATCCAATCATCAAACCAGGAATGATCTTTAATACCAAGATATTGTCGTAACCTGGTACGGATACATGCTTCACAATTTGGTTTCGCGGGTCGTAACACACCATCATCACCAGACATAAAAAATACTGAATCAGCATTTGCTTTTTTAGCCAATTCTTCAATTATGCTACAATGATATGATCCATTTTCACAATAGAATGCATAACAATGAAAATTAGTAGAAACAAATCCTAGTCCTAATTTTTGTGACCATTTTCTGCAGACACTTAATACCCATAATGGAATAGAATCATATTGTAATGAATGATATTTGTTGATCTCAATCCGCCAAAAAGGACTGTCAGATGCTGCACCATCTACCATGCAAATATCACACCAACACATCATTCTTCCTTCTTCATTCTACGATTACATACTAAATATTTCACATCAATATCTTGGTAAACACCATCTATAGTTATAGATGTTTCACCAGTATGCAAATTAATTGAATGAGGATTAAATTCTATGTAATCACCTCTATCTAGGTCTATAAGAGAGATAGAAATTCTTACGCCCTTATAATATCCTCTAATCAATGAATTATTCCATTTTCTCATTTGTTTTACAAATTCTTTAAACCATATCCATTTATCATCCATTTTCTTCACCTGGTTCATTTTCTTCACTTTTATTATCAAGTTCTTCTTCCATTTGCTTTGCTCTTTCCATTTCCAGTGCCATTGTCTGTTGATATACACCTGCATGTCTTCTATATCTATCACCAATCTCATCTCTAATAGGAGAATCATGATGAAACATTGCCTGGATATCTGCAGTAAGCATTCCCATGTAATGGACAAAATTATTCCTCAATACTTCGTACATACTATCTACTTCATTTCCAGTCCTATCTTTATACGGAGTTCCACGCCTCCTTGTTGCAATAAGTGGTAGATTGAACCGTAGTGCTTGTGATACTGTGTGCAAATTCATCATGTCGTGAGGTTCTAAATCATTGATTCTCTTACCAACAAGAATAGTGTCTATTATCCTAGCAGCCATTTTCATGATATTGTCTTTTCTAAAACAATCATAGCATTCCTTTGGTTTTCTCTTGAATGGGTTTGATAATCTCATGATATTGTCCTCACATGTATCACGTCACATTTTCCTGAACTATGATATAGACAGTCCCTACATTGTGTCAGGTTTAATTCAAATGTCCTTTTGTAGCACTCAGCATATCCTACATCATCAGGGTGTTTTATCATATATTGTTTGCTCAATTGCCATTCATAATGCCAATCTTTACATTCAGTGTTCATTGGATCCATATTTTCAGATATTCCCCAAAATTCATTTCCTTTCTTTCTAAAAGAGTTCTTGAATTTTTTAAGTATGTCTAGTATTCTCATAAGCAATAATTGTTATCAGTCAGATAATAATGTTTCTATCAACAATTACCACACCAAATATAATATAGTAAATTTTAAATATGACATAACTGAAATATCATCTAACTATTGGGGCTAGGTTGGTCAGTAACCTGATCGTCTAAGCAAGATGAGGCTGTACAGCGCGTGATGGTAAACGCCTTCTGAAAGCGGTCTTGCAAACCGTTGGATTGTTGAACACGGCTTTCGCCAAGGAATGCAACCTGCCCCTTCCATTCTATCAACAATCGCCGTACCAGTCTTTCAGATCCTTATCATGAAGAGGCCATGAAGCAACCTCATCAAATTCTTCTTGTGATATCCAATGTCTTTCAATCACATCAGAACCCGCTCCACTATTCCAGTCACTCGGATTGCGCAAATACCACTCATTCTCAGTATGATGAAAACTGATGCATCTCTCAAGGTTCATAGGGTCATGACCATGAAGAAATTGTGCTTCAAGTCTAGCAGATTCCTCTATCTCATCGTCATAGTACCCAACTGGTTTTATGTCTACTGACGCCATGATTTTTTCAAGACCTTACATATCACATATAATGAGATCACTATGCCAATAAAACATCCTATTAGAACCCAATGGATCCATTCCATTATTGGTTCTTCTCCTTCTTTTTCAATACATCTCGATATCGTTTCATCTTATCACCTGCAGATGCAGGTGGGAACATAAATTTTTCACGGTGCTTTAATTTCTTCATGTTCCAATACGTCATTTATATTCCTTCCTTGAATACCAGTTGATCTTTCCAGATTTCACTAGATCCAGATGCTCGCGAAACATTATTTCTGCATCTTCTTTTGCTTCATCTATGCTATCATATGTTGCCAATTCAAGTCGTTCAGGAATACTCATTGTCCGTTGCGGTTCAACAATGAAAAATTTTCCGAACATTTGACTGTCTTTGTTTTTGACTTTCCAAATAATGACATTATGGACTTTAGTTGTCTTGCTATCTCTGTGCTTCTTTATCCTGGCTGAAAGAATCTGTCCATTTTCTCCATCGAATGGTTCCCATTTACTCTCAGTAATAAATAAGTCACTCATTTTTTCATCCACTCTTCTTTCTTATGGTGCTCAATTGGTTTGTCTGTTTCATTACAACATTCTTGTACTGAAACTAACACTGGACAGACTTCATTCCCACATGATTCAATAACAAATGCAGTTGTTCCCTGGAGTGATTTATTATCGCCTTTGTATGGTTCTCTCCAGGTGATACAACCACATGTCCAATGTTGTTGTCCATCTCTTTCTTCAAAGTCAATTTCATGTTTCTTATCATTCATAATCTAATAACATCCTACGTTTGTGGACAAGTAACGCGATGGTTATGAAGACAATGACCATCATGGATCATCTCATTACATTTTGGACACCTTAATGCCTTGCCGCCAGAAAGAAGAGAATGTCCACACTCATAACATAATGTTTTTGTCGGTTCTTCTTTCGCCTTGAGTTTATTCAATTCCTTAGTCTTAAGTTTACCAAGTATCTGTACTCTTCTCCTAAGATCCTCGAATTTTCGTATCTGTTTATTGATGCCTTTCTCAAACTGTTTGACATTAGCGAATTCTAGGATACCAATCGTCTTTACTGCATTATGAATGGCAGATATATCTAATGATAATGATTCAATGATAGCAAGAATGTCAGTTTCTATTTCTTCGATAGTCGGCATTGATATTCACACATTTTCTATCAGAGTTGCTTTTTTACCAGTCAGATTTTCACCTAACCATATCAATACACGAAATATAACTCTCATATTATCAAGATTTTTTGTTATTTCGTTCTTAGATAAATGAGTCATTAGTTGTGGCTTTGATACAGAACGCGGTACTGATAAGAACGTATTATCAGAATAACCATCATCATCATCATCATGTTCAACCATAAAATATATTATATCTTCCTCATTATGAGGATCACCATACTTCACAGGACTACTTGCAGTTATTCGCAAGTTACCTATCTGTATTGTATGCCCAAATGTCAAGTGTCGTCCAATTAATTCTTCAATCTCAGTCTGTGTACTTACCATGTTTTTCTACTCCTTCTCCACCTTTTTCACTCAAAGTCTTTGGCATATTTCCTGTTAGTATATTCCCCATGAG